TGAAAACCGTCGACTGTAACAGGTCCATGAGTTCGAATCCCATCGCCTCCGCCATATTTGTACCGACAAAGCCCTGATTATTCAGGGCTTTGTCGTTTCTGGGGTTTGAAGAAGCCAGCGCCACTCGGCATGTGTTCCATAACTATTCTGGAAGTGTTCCAGAACTAACCCCCTTTTACCCTCCTCCGGCGTCCTGCCGATCGTTAAATATCCTTCATGTAACGCGATGCTACGCTGTCCTCAAAAACGAGGAATCGCGATGCCACATTCAGACTTACTCCCCTCCCTGCTGTACAAGATCAACGAAAACCAACTCGCCTTGGAGGCCGCCATCCTGGAGCTTTCCAATTGGGTCGAGGCCCGCGGCTCGGCTGACGTCGCAGACAACGTGCGCGGAGCCTTGGACACCATCGACAAGAACGAGGAGTTCATCAAGCTTACGCTCGCGGTGCTGATGACACCCGAATGACAGCAATCGATCGCCACGCTAAGCCCCAGCACCCCATGCTGGGGACTGTAGCGACCTAAGCTGTTGTTTTATAACGAGTGCGACTACTTTTAAGGGTGGCAAAACATCCGCTTTTTTGTGCTTATGCAAACGGTAATCCGTGGCTTGCGGGGGAGGTTTTGCGCAACACGCCCCCACGCATCCAACCAGCCGGATGCGCGCTCGTCACACCAATAAAATTTAAGAGAAAACTTAGCGCTCATAAAAAAAGGCCCCAAAAAGGGGCCTTCGAATTCTTGCAGTTATGGCCGGCAAGTCGGCCTACAACGCCTTACGTTTACTGGCCGCAGATTTTATCGTAAATCCAGCTAACGACGTTCCACAGACCCCACGCAGTCGCCAAAGCAACAAGAGAAACGATGAGTACGCTCATTCTCAGATACCTTTATATGAGACACGACCGGAATCGATCGAGCCGGCTTCTCGTTAGGAAGTTAACTACATGATTACAGAGAAAAAATACGCTGTCCACGTCGTGGACTTCGTTCATTTGCTGGTCGTTCTTGTAGTACCACGACACAGCCTTCAGCTTCTCCTACCCACCATGTCTAGGTGACCGGGAGCCGACTGTAACCTATTGATGTGAAAGGAAAATAGGAGCTTTTCTATCACTTGAAAAACCGTCACATCACCCTATAAGAATCAATAACTTAGCGTTGTATATTCCTACAGTAGTCCACCCTTCTCCGGCGTCCTGCCGACTGCACACCACTAAAAATCCTACAGCTCGTCGCCTCACCCTCGCCCGACCCCTGCGCCTCGATTACTGTATATCCGAACAGTGCAAATAAGGCATGACCGTGGACCCCCTCGACATCGAAGATACCAGCGACTGGCTTGGATGCCCGACCGAATTGGAAACCATCACCCATTACAAACTGATGCTGGAAAACGAAGTCCAGGAACTGACCCTGCAACTGCGCACCGCGCGGGAGAACATCTTCGGCCTGGTGAAAATGTACGACGAGACCTCCACGCAGCGTGACGAAGCAATGAGCAATCTTCGGGAGCGATCCGGGAAGCTCGCAAAAGTCCGCAAGGAGTTGTACGACCTCGACATAGCAGCGAGAGGCTACAAGCGGGAAGCTGACCGGCTGCGCGGGTTACTGGATGGCCTGACCCCTGACTCAAAGACGATCATCTAAGCTCAGTATTCAGATTGAGGGTTTAGCCATGTGCGGACGCCTTTCACAGTACCGGGGCATTCATGACTTCGTCGCGGCGCTCAGCATCCCCAACGCACTGATCAACTATGCCGGTGACGAGCCTTTCGAGCGCTATAACGCCGCGCCGACCACTCAGCTCGCCCTATTTCACCGTGATGGTGAATACCTGCGCGCTGACATGGTTCGTTGGGGTTGGCGCCCGCACTGGGCCAAAGACCGCGCCGCGCCGATCAATGCTCGAGTCGAAAAGATCGCCCATGGCCCATTCTTCAAAGCAATATGGCCGCACCGAGCAATCATCGCGATCGACAACTGGTTTGAGTGGGTTTATGAAGGCGGTCCGAAGAAACAACCCTACCTGATTCGCCACCGCGACCGGACGCCGATCCTCTGTGCTGCTATTGGCCAGTATCCAATCGGCGAACATGAGCCAGGCGAGCATGACGGCTTTGTCATCATCACCGCCGACAGCGCCGGAGGTATGGTGGACATTCATGATCGCCGCCCGGTGGCACTGTCGCCCGAACTCGCTCGCGAATGGCTTGACCCGGCCACTCCGAAAGAACGCGCCGAGCAAATGGTGCTTCTCGAGGGAGAGCCTATTGAGGCCTTCGAGTGGTTCAAGGTTGACAACGCGGTGGGCAACGTGCGGAATCAGAGGCAGGAACTCATCACCCCTTTGAACGATAACGCAGGATGATCGGCAATGGGCTAGGCGATCAGACTCAAGATCGACGTCGCGCCGTTCATCGACAATACTCAATACCCGATAGTGCCTGCCGATAGTCAAAACAATGCCCCAACATCAGGGGATTTTAGAACGTGTAGTAGCGAGTTCAAGCTTATGAAAGATATCTATCTACTGATCGAGCACGGTATGGATCAGGGCGAAGTTTACGTACTTGGCTGGTTCGATGATGAGAAAAGGGCCAAGGAAGTGGCCGAGGAGAAGGAGTGGGAGGTGTACCGCGCCAGCTTGAAAACTGAGCATCCCTGGTCAAATCACAAACCGCTATCGCCAGACCAAACTAAGTATCGTCGCTTCTGGATCAAAGAGATTTCAAAATTTGATCACGTCCCAGTACCCAGGTCCTCGGCAACTCATTGACCCCATCCGACTTCTGCTGTTCAACAGCAGAACTGTCAATGAACCTCCCAACAGTGACCTCCCGGACGTACGCCTGACAAGCAGCCAGCGCAATCAACCCTTGGTCACCGGCGTCATCACGGTGCATCCTTGAAGAATACGTAGTGCCCGAGCTTCAGCGTCTGTTTGGCGTCCTCCGCGAACACTCGCTTACCCTTACTGTGGGCTAATGTTCCCTGCAACCGTGCAGATACATTAGGCATAACTCAGAGGCCGCACATGAAAAATTACGATCTGACAGACCCCGCGACGCTACGAAATACACTAAAACAGGTTGCAATGTTCAACCCTGTAGGTTGGCTGATGCGCAAAGGCTTGGATGCTTTTGGTGGTGCCGTGGCAACTCCCGAAAATCAGGCAGAAGCAGCCGCCAAGGTAATCCGGGAGGGGAAAGACTCAGGTGTAGATGAGATGGAAATCACCATGAGTCACGAAGCTGGCTTAAACTTTAAAGCGCCGATAGAAGGTGTAAATATTTCGATGAAGGCGGGGGCTGAGGGAACGGTCACGATGAAGGTAAAATATAAACAAAGCGCTTAGACGGCCGACGTATTCCAATTAGCGCGTCATTAGCACGGCCGAAGCTTCCGCCCATAGCTTCAGCCGATCCTGTTGCCCATTGAGCCCGCCATTTATCCGGCGGGTGATCGTTTCGAACTTTCCTGCATCAGCCAAAGTGTTAAGCCCTTTACTTGCCCAGAACCATGCAGCTGACAGGCAAGCGTATTGCGGCTGCTCTAGTAACTCCGGCTGGCTAGTTAGGTCCACGCCTAGCGTTTCGCCGCATTCAGCATAGTTGGTACGGCCCGTGATTTGAATAAGCCCCCGCCCGCGGTACTTGAAGCCGTCGCCGGTTAAGGTGTTACCTAAATCGGTACGTCCCTCGTACCTGATCTGCGCCGGAGTGGGCCCCCAGATTTCGCGAACATAGCGAAGTTGACCGGACTCGTGACCGATCTGCGCGATGAATGCAGCAACGCGCTCCGTCCCGATGATTTGGAACCGCCCCATCGCCGTATTGAGGAGCGGTGCAAAGACGCCGGCTCTATAGCCGGCGTTCGGGAGAATCTGCAAAAGTTGTAGCTTATTGACAGGCATCACTTTTCTCCAGACAAAAAAATCCCGCTCGATGGCGGGTTGCGTTGTGCTGCGGTGGCGCGTCAGATCAGGTCGGCGGCCACAGTTTGGGGGTCGGCCACGATTACCGGCACCACGGGCTCAACTGGCCAAACCGGCGCGGCGTACCAGGTCGGCTGCACGGTGACTTTGCCCAGTGCGAACTTGTAGGTTTTCCACGCTTTGAGATTGATCAGCAGCGCGGCCTGCTCTGCCTCATCTTCCTCGGTCGCTTCGCCTACTTCGATGCCAAACCCGATCGTGTCTATGCGCTCCTGGATACGGGCAATCTGCGCCAGCGCTTTTATGTTTCTGGCTGACAACTCCGCTTTGGCTGCAACCAGTTGAGCTGCTTGAGCAGCAGCGTCCTTCATAGCTTTGGTGATGAGTAGCGACCAGTCGATGTTCATGCCTCTCCCTCCGCTTCCGTTTCGGTTACCGGTCCCGGCAATGGACCAGGAAACTCCACAGGGCCATCCGGCACATTTTCCAACGGCACCGGGAACGCCTGCTCCGGGCTGTAATTAGCCGGCAGCGGAAGCAGTAACGAGACGATCAGCTCTGAATTAATCATCTCAACATCACCCGAGAACCATTCAGAGACGATCGCAGCGCGTGGCAACGTGGCGCCTTCCGTCATTGACGAGAAATCGAAGTCCTCGCCATTGATCGTTAGGACATGGCCTGTTTTCTTGACGATAAGGGTATCCTCACGTCTCTGCGGCAATAGCTTGATTCTCATTAGTACCATCTCCCGATAGCGGTAAGTTTGACCACATACAAGCCCGAGGCCTGCGTTCCGTTCGGGTCAACAACCGAGAAGTTCCAAGAGCTCGAACTTGTGAGTGCTGCTGCTAAATAAGTGACCCTGCCACTGAGGAATGCAGCCCCCCAGGGGTTGGGGCTGGCAACAAACTGCGCAGGAAAATTCCACGATCCCGCCGCAATGTAGTTGTTGCCGTACTGGCTGGTGAGGCTGTAGTTCACCGTCCCCGAGTAAGTGCAAATCATCGTCCCGTCAGCGAACTTGACGAACTCCCCCTGCGCGTTACTGCCCCTTTCGATGACGGCCCCAGTAGGCACCCCGCCAGCTTGCGAAACCGTTCCGAGAATATTGCCTTTGGCATATGCACCGACCGCTTGCAGCGCAGACAGCAGCGCGGCGATTGAAGTAACGCCAGTACCGCCTTGCACTAAGCTCAATGCAGTCGTAAGCCCAGCCAGAGAAGTGATGTCGCTGTTCGGACCGCTGCGAGCAGCGACCAAGGTACCGCGACCTGCCGCAGCATCCTGATCATTCAGCAGGGTCTGGATGAATACGGACAGATCAGAGATTCCCGTGCCGCCCTTGCTCGCTGGCAGCACGTCGTAGTTGCCGGTGGTGCCCAGTGCAGCCAGCTTCGCGCCGTACTGATTGACCAAGGCCCGCAGTGCGTCGGCCGAATCCTTGACGTAGCCCTGCATCGGAGCAAGCGCGTAGGCCCCGGCCGCGGTGGTTGCGCCTTGGTAGTTCGGCGAGATCGACAAGGCCGTGTCGCTGGCAATGTTGGTCACTTCGTACCAGGCGCCGTCAGGCCCGCGAAACGCATCACCGACACGGCTGTTGGCAATGAATGCTGTAACCGCACCGATCACGGCGTTCGAATTTAGGACGACAGAGACCGTTCCTGATTTGTACCAGGGCATTGAGTATCTCCAGAATGAATGTGTGCGAAGCGGAAGAAGTCAGGCCAGTAATTTGGCGCAGAGGAATGGACGGTGACCTTGGTCAGTCCAGGCTGTGAATGCGAGGCTGTACATCATGATGCGGCCGTTGGCGTAATCGACGCCCAAAGCGCAACCGCCCCCAGTCCCATCGTTATGGCAGTTCATGGTGAATGGGTTCAGGGATACGTACTCGCCTGAACCGAGCGCCTTGTTAATTCCCCAGAAATACCGGCGGCCGGCGGTAAGTTGCTCTGTTCCGAGGTACGTCCAGTTGCCAGCGGCGAAAGTGACCACCACCGCCGGGGCGCCACTGTCGTAAACAAGCGCCGCGTTCTGGTCCCACAACCGCAGTCCATAGGCTGCCGTGCCCATGGACGCCCAGGCGGCCGCGAAATACTGGCCGCTTAACGTTGCGTTGACGTTGGATGCCTTCATTGTGAACCCGGTCCAGTTTCCCGGCCCGCCGGTGAACCACACCGATATCGGAACCTGGATCGCCCCCGGATCCGGGCGAATGAACACTAGCGGCGGGTCCTGGCTCGTGATCGCTCTGGCAAACACCCCCGTCGCATTGGTAGTCCCCGAATACGACCCTTTGGTGAGCATGCAAAGTCTGGGGGCCTCGGCGTCAATCTGAACAAATGCATTGTCGTTGATGCTCTGAAAACCAAAACTCATGTCGAGTACCTGATCGCGTAGGCCTTGGCGGCAACCGCTGAGCCGATAGTGGAAGCACTTGCAGATGGGTTTTTTCGCCTGACAACCACCTGGCCCACCGCCGTCGTGACGAACGGATAGGACTTTTGGTTCCCGCTCCCGTCGGTTTCGGATGACTGCACATCCTGTGCTCTGGTAGGAATGATCATGAACACGCAGTTGGCCGGGTTGAAGCCCGGAATGCTCAGCGTGTAGTCGGGCGCGACTCCACTGAAGTCGATCACGCCCTGCCAGATCACCTGGTAGGTGAAGCTGTTGGTGTCCATGGATAGGCCACCGCTTCCATCAAAAACACGCAAGCCAAATGAAGCCATAGTTCACCCCAGGTAGCCGAGCCGGACACGCAACACGTTGTTGGCGTCGTAAACAGAGACGTTCAGCGAGTTGATCACCAGCCTCCCCTGACCGGGGACGATGCCGTTGATTTCAAGCGTTCCGTCTTTATTGAGAATCCAGCCTTGCTGGCCGGCGATGTAGTTGGTCGAGCTGATGTAGCTGCCGATCTTGGCGTTGGTGATGGTGCCGTCCGCGATAAACGCCGAGTTCATGAACACCTGGCCACCCTGCACCGCAAACGGAACCGAGATGGCACCGCCGGCGATGGTGTTGACGATGGCGAAGCGATCAGCACTCACCAGGAACTGGCTTTGCAGACCGGCACCGGTGTTCTCGATGCCCAAGCCGATCCCGGCTGCGACGTACTGCCCGCCTGCCGTGACCTGCATCTTCACTGACCACATTGTGTTCAGCTTGCCGGCGGTGTCGGCGTAGGCCGTCGACGTCTGCTGAATCGAGGCGGTGTTTTGTCCCACCGAAACATTCAGCTGATCGATCTTCGTGGCCGTCGCAGACTCGTTCGTGGCCACCACCTGTTCCAGTTCGGTGATGTTCGCTGTGTTCTCGCCAATGGCGGCGTCGAAGGTAGTGATCCGCTGCGCCATCGCTTCGTTTTCAGAGGTGCGAACCTTTGATTCCGAAGCGATCGCGGCGGTGCTGGTCCAGCCCTTCAGCGCATCCGCCAGATCCCCTTCGCCGTTGTCGTCACGGGATGATGCCCGCAGAGCCTGAAAGGCTGTAGCCTGGGCAGTGACCACCCCGTCGAGTTCGATGATCTCCGTGGTATGGATAGCCACTTGTTCGGCCAGACCATTGGCTGTCTCGAGAAGGCCGCCCACGTCTGCCCAGTACGTCAGGTTTGGCGGTGGCGTATTGAGCGGAACAGGCAGCACGGCCTGATAGATGTGACCGCCTTCGACGATCAACTGCCCCTTGGCGTAAGGCAGTTCGGGGTCGTAGCCCTTCAGTCCGTCCAGCGCATCGATCTGATCCTGAAGGCCCGGGATTTTGTTGATCTCGTCCAGCAGGTCCTGACCAAGTTCGGTTTCGCCGATCTGCCCGGAGATCATCTCCAAGATCGCAGCGGCGTCGGCGCTCGATTGACCCTGCACACCCATGCCAATCGGGTACCACGGGCCGATGTTGCCGATCCGATCCACCAGGCGCCCCCAGAAGTAGAGCGTCACGCCTGCGCGCAAGCCCAGCATCGAGAAGTCGCTTTGCGGGTACGACAGGTCTGTCAGCTTGGTCGCGGCCTCCAGACTGGTCGTCGGGCCGTGCCAGATCTCTGTCCGCTGGGTGTCCTCTGCGCCAGCCGGGAAGCCCCACTTCAGGTAGATACCGAACAGCAGCGGCGCGGCCGTCAGATAGCTGAGCGCCGGTGGAAGGCCCTCTTTGCCCTTGAGGTAAGTCAGGATCGAGTTGCGCCAGATCGATGAGATGTCGAAGGCGCTGACTGCCCGCACGCGCGCCACGTAGGCCCCGGCGTAAATGCCCACCACGTCGACACTGGTCATGCCACTGCGCTGCAGCTTGATCCAATTGCCGCTGTCCTTGCGCCACTCCACGTCGTAGCCGACTGCGCCAGCAACCGCCGGCCAAGTAATGGTCATGGTGGCCACGGCGATGCCCTGGGACACCACCGAGTTTGATGTAACGGTGACGCTTGCCGGCGCTGGAACGACGGTGATCGGAATCACACTGATCGGCCGCTCTTCCAGGCGTGCGCCGGTGTCGATGTAAGCGAACTTGCTCGGGTCGTACTGCAGCGCACTGATCTCGAAGTCACCCTCGGCTGTGCGCTTGGTCCGCAGTACGCGATAGAGCGGGATCGCCAGATCATCGGCGTCCAGCGCCCATTGCAACTGCGGCAGCGGTGCCTCGCTGTAATTGGTGGTGACGGTCACAGCGCGGCCGTTCACGCTCTGCACGGTGCGCCCTTCGGCCCGCCCGCCCGGCAAGTTGATAATCAGGCGATCACCAGCCTTGGCTTGGGTGTCACGGTCCAGCGTCACGACACGGCCAGCGGCGGCAGAGATGCGCCCGCCGACCTCGCGGCCAGCCAGCAGCGAATCTGCTATCGGGATGATGTGACCAGGAAGCGGGATCACGCCCTCCATGCCAGTCTTGAACGAAACAGTGCGGTCCTGATTGTTGCTCAGGATCGCCCATTTGCCACGACGTTGAGCTTCGGACGCTCGCGTGCAGCCGATGGCACTCAGCTCAGTCGGCTTGTCACCCAATCGGCGCTGCAGGTCCAGATCCGCGAACGGGATAACGTCGGTGTCGTAGTTGTTGACCGGGTTGTCGTAGCTGACCAAGGCCCGGGTGTAACGGGTCTTGGCCGAGGCACTGCCATACGAAAACTTCCCGTCGATGACGTTGGCCCGGGTGAAGACATAGTCGAAGTCCTGCGCGCGCGGCATATCCGCCTGCATCACCAGCTGGCCCTGAGCCCAGTAGGTCATACCACGATAAATGCCAGCGATGTCGCGCAGCAGCGACCACGCATCTGCCTTGCCTTGCAGGTTCATGTCGCAGAGGAACCGTGGCTCTACGCCGCCAAGGCCATTCGGCACCAGCTGGTCAGCGTATTGCGCAATCCGATAGAGCTCCCACTTGTCGACCATAAACGACTTGATGCGCTTGCCCAGGCCGAAGCGGTCTTCAGTGCAGATGCCGTACGTGATCCAGGCCGGGTTATTGGTCCAGGCCTGCTTCATTGAGCCGTCCCAAGTCCCGGTGTAGGTTCGCGCGATCGGGTCGTAATTGCTCGGCACCTGCCACCTGCGCGCGCGGCACTTCACGGTGACGGCTGGAATGTTGGTGAACTGCTCGGCGTCGAACTCGATGTAGAGCAGCGCGGTGTTCGGGTAGCGCAGCTTGGCGTCGATCACCTCGGTGTAGCCGGCGATCAGCATGGTGTCGGCGATCTTGTTGCTGTTCTGGTTCGGCGTCAGACGGCGGACGCGGATCTGCCAGCCGGTGGTGGCGTCCGGCAGGTTGATGCGAGGCGAGCGCTCGTAACGCGTGGTGGTCTTGCCGTCCACGGCGTCGACCAGCACCTGCTGATAGGCGCCGCCGTCCGTGGCCACATCAATCGCGTAATCGATGCGGTATCCACCAATGTTGCCTTCATCGTCTTGGCGCTGCAATGCAGGCCAGGCCAGGCGCACACGCACGGCTGAAAGCTGAATGTTGCTGATCGAGCGCACCCAGGGCGCATCGCTGCGCAATTCGACGTTGAGCGTGGTTTCGTTTTCGACCGATGGAATGCCAGGGATATAGGTTTGGTCGACGGAACCCGATCGCCAGTCCCACTTCACATTGGGGAAGTTGTAGTTACCGCTCGCATCCCTGATCGGGGTGTTGTCGAGGAAAATACTGTAGTCCGTCGGGACCTCGTCGAACTCACCCTCGCCCACGGCGATCAGCAGTTTGGCCAGGTTGGTCGAGCGCAGGCTATCGCTGGCCTCGGTCGGCGACTTCGGCTTGCTTTCCCCGCCCTTCGCGCCGTGGATATCGGTCATCTGTGCTGCGCCCATACTTTCCTCCAGGCGAAAAAAAACCGCCTCATGGGCGGCCTGCTTGTTGCGTGCGGTTTACGCTTTGTCTTCGGCAAGGATCGATGCGGAAATGATCATGCCGCCCCACCGGCGATCACCGATGCAGATCGGGACCGGGTTGCCGCTGGCGGTGGTGTTTTTGGCGCTGCCGAAAGCATATGACGGCGAGTTCTCAGGGGATGCGCTTTGCGACAAGCCGCCCTGCTGGGGGCTGAGCATCTGGATCACGCCGCCAGCAACACTGGCCGTACCGGCCGCATACAGAAAAGGGGATGCCGCTGCGAATGGTGTGAACGAAAGCACGTAAGCGGCGGCAATCATTATCGTGCCGATGATCGTCTGCAAGCCCCCGGCGCGTTTACTGCCACCGATCACCGGCACAATTCGGATTTCTCTTGTGCCGCTGAGATCGAATCCATCCATACCGACATTCTTACGGTTGCGAAAGATCGCGAACTTCAATCCAAGACGCTCAAGGCGCTTTATTTCTTCGGCAAATCCCTGGATCGTTGCATTGAGCGCGCGGAACACCTCCCCAGCAGAACCACCATCCAGAAGATATGGCTTGCTGCGGAAGAATTTTTTAGCCAGCGAACCTGAAAGCATTACCGTCGTTGTCGGGGTGTAAGTGATAGCTGAGCACATGCCATTCTCCGGGCAATAAAAAACCGCCCGGAGGCGGTCATGTTCAAAGCGTTGTAGGGAGAATGTCTATCTGCCCATCACCGCCGGTGAAAACTCTGTATTTCTTCACTGCCCCATCTTTCACGGTCGCTTCTCGCTCTACCCGGTCAGCGCCCATCGAGCAGATCCCGGAGCCCGTATAAGCGGCCCCCACCGATACAGCTCCGGGGGGAAGATAGAACGATCCTTTTTGCCCGGCATCAAGTCGAGCTACCTGTCTGCCTTCAATAAATACAGCCATCGAGCACAAGCTACCCGTATGTCCTGAGTCGCGGATCACCTGCAGCACTCCGAACGATCCTGAAGGCTTCTGCTGGTAGGCAGTCAACTGACTTGGCGGAGCCTGCTTCGCCTCACTCGATGGCGTGGGTGATGTCGAACACCCCGCCAACAACGCAATAGCCAACGCTCCTACGAATAATTTCATGCAGGTCACTCCTGTGGAAAGGCGGGCAATGTAGCACTGGCCCCCAGAAACGAAAAAGCCCAGCGGGTGGGCTGGGCTTTTTCTTACTCTTCTTCTCCAGAATCGTCTGTTCGCTCATCTGGATTAGGGCCAACTACATCGCGAGCAACCTGATCAGCTTCATCCCACAATTCATCAGGCACATCTTCATAGGGAACGCCGGGGACCACCTTATCGAGATGTTCCTTTGCGGCATCATCCCGAGCCTTTTCCCAGTCCGTACGGTCATCGTCATCTTCAAAATCGTACATTCAGAAACTCTCCAGTTTTCGTTTTTTCAGCGGTGGCAATCTAACACCACCGAAGCGTAACGCTAGCCTGTACGAATCCCCAGTAACGCCCGTCCGACTCAAAGTAGTAGCTTTCGGCTATCAATCGGCCGCTCATAGGGACAAGGACATGGCGAAGCGGGTTTCGAAGGCTGAGAAAGAGATGACTGGGTGGCTGTTCATGATCGCGCTCGTCATCGGAGTGCCGATCTATCTTTTCGACAAGATGAACAAAACCGTTGGTTGGCAGATCCCGGCCCTGGCTGTAGCCGGATTTTTGCTGCTCCTATTCCTTAATAAATGGTTAAAGAAGCGGGCACGTTTACGCTATCTGCGGGAAAAATATGAGGACGAAGTTATCGTCCAAAAAATACTCAAAAAGACGATCTGGATCGGTCAAACATCGGAACAGCTCGCCGACGCTCTCGGTCATCCAACCGCCACCGATCGCAAACTTCTGAAAACCAAGACTCGTGATATTTGGAAGTATCGCCATCAGGGTGCGAACCGATACGGGCTGCGCATTACTGTCGAGAACGACGAAGTAACAGGCTGGGATTCTAAATCCAGTTGAGGAGCCCGCCATTTTTAAGGATTTCCCAGCCCTTTGCCTGCAAGCCCAAGGACTGGGATTGCGCCAATTTCGGCGCTTTTATGACCTGGAGGTCACATGGAACAGCTATCCCCTTTCGAACAAGGTGTGCTGATGGCGCTTGTCTCGATGTCTGCGACCATTCGAGCAACGCCTGGCTTTGATGGCGACGCGCTCACTAAAGCCGCTCAATACTTCACAGACAATCCCGCGAAGGGCTGCGAAACTGGCGCTGCTAAAACAGCTTACGAATGGCCGCTAAACCTTTTGAAAACAGATTTGGCACAGCTTCAGCAGATGCTCCACGCAGACAAAACTCGCAATTAATTTCAACGGTGCCGTTCTTCGAAAGCCGCCAGGTGGATTCACCGCTGGCGGTTTTCGCTGCTGACTGAATCGCGCTTTCCATGTTTGTCTCCCGCGGACAGGCCGCATCATGTGGTTGGTTGTGCATTTTTGTGCCTGAGGATCAGGCGTGTTCGGTCCAGCCATGGGCCACCGAAGACGATGATCTCGCTCGGGCGCCCATATAGATGGTGCAACAGGAAAGGCCCGGGGCCGAAGGTGGCCGAGTCCTCGTCAGGTAGCGCTGGATTGGTGCCGAGGAAAATCCCTGCGTGGTTCGGGTAAACCGTCCGCCCCACTTCCATGACGACCATGTCACCGCGCCTCGGCTGATCGACCTTGTAGAAGCCTGCCGCCTCGTAGTTCGCCTCGTACAAACTGGTGTTTTCGATGCTTTCCCACCAACCATCAGCGCGCTTGAAGGCTTCGAATTCAAGATCCCACTCGCGCTTGTACCAGTCGGCGCAGACCTGCCAACAATCCCAGGCACCGTGCACGAAAGGTCGCTTCAACAAAGGGACATCGCCAGTCGGCATCACGGTTCGCATGTCGCCCTCTGGCCAACTGAGGATGTGCCACGGCATCGCGGTCGCCTCGCACATCGCGAGGTCGCGCGGCGAAGGCCGGCTGGTGGCGTCCGGATGCGAATGAACGATGCCGATCACTTCGCCGATGTCCTCGGCCGCAGCGTATTCCTCTGGATCGATCCGAAACTCTTCGTTCGGCTCGGTCGAGATATTTCGGCACGGGTAATACTGCTGTTTGCGGCCAATCCCCAGCAGCAGACCGCAGCACTCTTTCGGGTACTCGCTGGCTGCGTGATCCAGGATCGCGCTCAAGATGTGCTTGCGCATGATCAACTCCGAGCTATCAGGGAAACAGCAGGGAAGCCACCAAACGGCAGCTGGTTGCCCTCACCGAAGCGCGGGATGCACCCTCGGCCCAGCGTGGCATCACATTCATCCAGCTCAGGGTTATCAGTAACGACACCGTCCTTAGTGACGTATGGCCCGACGTAACCGCAGTTCGGCCCCCGGTAACCACCCGTGAGGCACCAGTGGCACAAGGTGGTCGCCTGCCGGCCAATGGATTCACCACCGACGTCGCCCGGGCTGGCCAGCTCCCAACTGACCGTCTCCCCGTCCTCGTTCGCTTTCTGGTCGATGTACCAGACCTCAATCGTCTCTTGGGTTGGGTCAGCCGTTGGGTTGCCGGCCGGAAAGTTCTGCGCATCCAGGTACGTGCCCAAGGTGTGGCGCATGGTCAGCTTGAACTCGAGCAGATCGTCGAATGCCAAGCACAGCGCAGTGATGCGTCCGTTAACATTGCCGACTGACAGCGAAGGCCGTACCGCTGTGCCGTCGCCGTTAGCCTCGATGCCGTCGATCTGCATCGGCCAAGCCCCGTACTCGTTGCCCTGCCACCAAATGGCCTTGGCCGGCAACAGCTCCGCATCGCCACCGGCGGCAATGATCTCGGCCGGTGTATGCGGAATAGCGTGCCCGTGGAAGCGCAGCACATCCGCCCCGTAGTCCGAGCCGTCCAATTCAAAGAGCAGCACTTCGCTGCCAGGCTCTAGAACCTGGATGTCACTGATCAGCGGCATGGGTGTTCCTTATGGCTGGAAAGCTCGGTTAAAGGTGGCCGTGAGTTTGAATACACCGCCGCCCACCGGAGTAGGGACGGGATTTTTGCAGGTGAACAGTCCGAGCTGGCCGAGCGGCGTTGTCCAGGCGAAAGCCTTGGCTCCGGCGTGCCGATCGAGGAACGCCATTATTTCCGTTACGCGCGCTTGTGAGCCGCTGTAGGTAACCGGGTAAGCGTCAACCTTGTTGTTCGGCCCGTCGCCGGACTCCTGTTTGTAGCCGTCACCAAACTGCGCGGTGCGCACCCGATAGGTAATCTCGGGTGAGTCGCCGTGCTGCGTTGGCCAAGTGAACGTCTCGATCGCCATCAGGCCCTCCCGTTAACGTTGCGGAAACTGACACCGCCAGCGCGCCAGGACTCGGCAACAGCTCTCTCTGCCGCTGCCTTCATCTGCGTCTGGAGGTTTTGCGACAGTGCCTGCTGGTCGATCTGCATCCCTTCAGAGCTGCGATCCGGAATCGCTACGGTGACCGGTGCGTTGATACTGATGTTTGATCCACCGCTGCCACCGCTCAGTGCTCGCACGCCCAGCTGACCGCCGGAAGTCCGGGTCAGCGGCATGATCGCCTCCGGTCCGGCCTCGCCCATCAGTCCTGCGCCCTTGGCGAACGGGAAGATGGTCGGAGAGCTAACCACGCTGTTCGAGTAGGCGCTCAGGCCGGGAGTGTCGAAGACATTACCTTTGGCACTGGCCACCGGCGTAAAGCCCGAAAGGTCGCCGCTGTAGCCTGCCTGTGTAGATCCCGCCGAAGCGGCGGTACCACTGCCAGTGAAATAACTGGTGGCGGCACCGACCAAGCTGCCCAGCAGCGCCGAACTGGCCTGCCGAGTAGCAATGCGCGCCATGTCGGCAATGATCGACTTCGCGAAATCACCGAACGAGGCCTTCCCAGTCATGGCGAAGTTGACGATTGCGTCTTCCATCGAGCTGAAGGCGTTACTGAACAGGCTTTTGGTCTGCCCGGCGACGTCCCGCGCCGACTCCAGGTAGTTCTGCCACGCCGACGATGCGCCAGCGCTCCAGTCACCTTGGGCAGCGGTCATCTCGTCGTAGTTGGATTGCACGGTGTCGTGCAGATCCTGCTGGGTGGTTTTCAGTGCCGCCAGCTTCTGGGTGTACTCGTCAAGGCTCATGCCTCGCGAGCCATCACCGTACTGGTTGGCCAGTTCAAGGCTCTGCTGGTTGAAGCGATCGTCGATGCCGTTCTGCTGATCCGTCAGCCCACGCTGCCGATCACCCTGGCCAAGGCCAGAAGCCGCACGCAAACCCTGCTGCCGAAGCGTCGCGACCTGTTGCTGCAGTGCGCTGGTGTACGTGCTGACCGCCAGAGTCTGCTTGCGCAGGCGCCCTTCTTCGTTGGTGGCGATGATCGACAGTTCGCTGTCGCTATCCTGCTGCGCCTTGACCATGGAGCTGCGGGCATCGGCGATCTTCTGATCGATCTGAATGACCTGAGCCGCAGTCGCGCCCTTCTTGGTCTTGGCCGCTTCGAGCGCATCAATTTCCGACTGGTAGCCCTGGGCAACTTCTTCGGCTTGCTGCTTCAGCAGGCTGACACGTTGCTCGGTGTAGCTGGCTTGACTGATCACTCCAGCCCGCTGCGATGCTTCGAGCTCCTTGTCCGCGTTTTTGTAGTAGGCCAGGGTCTCGGCCAGTGCGTTCTTCGCGTTGTTGAAGCCGGTGGTGTCAACGCTACCAGCGGCGGCCTTCGGATCCTTGAACTTGTCGTTGATGTTCGCCAGGTTCTTGTCAACGACTGACTGATCAAGACGCTTATCCTTGGGGTCAGCCTTACGGATATCGTCGAGTTGTCGGCGATATTCCTTCAGCGCATCTGCGCGCTTTTGCTCATTCGTCCAAGAAGACTTTGTCAGTGCATCAACTTTCGCCATCGCGACAACTGCGCTTTGCTGTGCCTTTGCCTGCTCACCGTCGTATTTGGCAATGTCGGCCGCCGCGGCCTTCTGATCCTCCAGCATGTTGAGCTGGTTGCTGTAGACCTCAACCATCTCTTTCTGGCTTTGGAACAAGCCGACATCGCCGGATTGGGCCGATGCGAGATTGCGCCGGGCCTGCTCTATATCAGCATCGATATCTGGCCGGCCGATGTTCTTCAGGCCATCCGCAGCCCGGGCGACAGCGTTGTAACCCTTTTCCCAGAAGCTCAGGTTTTCAAGGATTTTCGGCGTACGCTCGTTGATCGCGTCCGCGTACTGTTCGGTCGCCAGCTTCACGGCACCTGCATGGTCGCCCTGCTCTTCCAAGGCGGCGATCTGCGAATAAACCGACGCCGTAAGGTAGTGATACTGCTCATTCAGTGCGGCCGAGGCCTTGACCGGGTCGTCGGCCAGCTTGGAGAACTCGGCTACCGTCTCGCTCACTGCCTTGCCGGTGGCTTCCTGCATCGACACGGCGGCTTGAGTTATCCCGGCGAAGCTCTCGCCGGCGATCTTCCCGTTGCCAGCTAACAGAGCCAGGACCTCGGCAGCCTGGCCGGTGGTGCCGACAGTGGCACTCACCTGGCGCGCCATATCGCCCAGTTGCCCGGCACTCACGCCGGCGTAGTTGCCGGTGAGAATCAGCGATTTGTTGTAACTATCCTGCTCTTCGCTCCCCTTATAAAAAGCGTATGCGAGTCCGCCCACGGCTGCGGTGGCCAACGCGAGCGGCGCGAGGATGGCGAGTAATCCCGCAGCACCCGCGCCAGCGCCGGCCCCAAGCTGAGCCACGGCACGCACACCGCTACCCCAGTCGCCCGAAGACAGCGCATTGCCGAGCTGTACGACGTTTTCCTGCGCCTGGCGGGTGCCGAGCTTCAGCCGATCAAATCCGGTGGCAGTTTTCTCCAGCGCCGCATAGTTGCCGTCAATCTTGCCCAAGGCCGCGTTGTATTGGTCCTGGCTGATCCGGCCGGCGTCGAGGTGCTTGCCCAACTGCTCGACTTGAGTGTCGAGCTTGCCCATGGCCGCGCGTGCCGGGTCGATTGCGCCGAGCAGGCTATTCAGGGCCTTCTGCTCATCCAGCGTCGACTTGGCCAGGGCCACCTGCTGCTTATCGAGTTGTGCGGTGATCTTGCTGAACTCAGCCTCTCCATAAGCGCCGGTCTTGGTGAGTTTCGCCAGACTCTCGCGCTGCTTGGCCAGTTCCTGCGTGGTGGTCGCGCCTTTCGACAGCGACTTCTCCAGCGCTTCCATCTCTTTCATCAGGCCGACAGCGGATTGCTCAGCGCGATCACCAGCCTTGGTCAGCTTGTCGAGATCGGTCGCAGCCTGGGCAGCATCAGCGGAGTCGACCTTGATGCCGAGTTCTGCAATGTTCATCGACTCACCTTGAATAAGTGCCCGTCTTCACGGGCTGTTGTCACGGGCTTCGGCCATAACCGCGATGGCTTCCGATTCCATTACGCGGATGTCCTGAAACACGCTTGGGCGATCCTTCGCCGGAATGCCGACGAGCTTCATCACGTTTGGCAAAACGCCGTAATCAAGGCCGGTTGCGCCGCACGCGCCCGTGCGCCACTGAGTACCCATCGAGTCCATGACAAGGAAGGCCTTCCAGTTGTCAGGCCAAACTTCGAAGGTTTCGTCGTAGTCCTCTGGCGAGAAGCCGAACATCGCCATCTGTTCAGCGGAACCGTCAGACTCATAGAGCGCACGGGCAGCGGCGGTCAGTTTCCCAGGCGAGCGTTGCCGAAGGCTTCGCTGTAGGCCTTCACCACAACCTCCGAAACACCAACGCAGCTCTTCACCAGGGCAGTGATCGACTCATCATTGAGCTTGTCGCCAAAACCCCAAGACACGACCAGATCTTTAATCTGATCGACGCCTTGCTCGACTTCGGCTGCAGTGATCTCCACAAGGGTCGGCTCCGTTCCTTTGAAGCGTTCGCCGAGGGCTTCCGCTTTTGCCTTCCAGGAGTCGAACAGTTCAGCCAGTGCGGTGCGGTCGCGGTACTTGAACGTGAACGGCACCATTGCCGGCTTGTCGCCAACCTGCGGGATGGCCACGTCGACAGTGAACGTCGGCTTTGGCGCGATGGAAAACTTTGCCATGGGAACCCCTTAGGCGTTGTAGCGAGTTGGGCGGGAGGCGAACGACAGAGTGATGGTCCGCGTCATGATGTTGTTGCGACTCAGCGTCGGGGTCGCGGTGATCGACACGTACGCGTAGTAGTAGATGGTCGCGCCGCCCGGGAGGTTTGCGCGGACCAGGCGCGGCTCTTTGTCTTCGTCGGCAGCCTCGACAATCGCGACGTACGCTTGAGCCGGATCATCAGCAACCGGCAGCGTCATGCTGCTGGCCGACTTGGTGGTGGGCAGTTGACGGTCATCTTCGTCTTCGAGGAAGCCGTACGTGAGGAATTGCTGTTCGCCGCCGTTGGCAGCTGGCTCAGTGATCTGCGCGAGCTGCGTCCAGCCAGAAGCCGCACGGACAGTGCCCGCACCAGAACCGGCCGGGTAGTTCTTCACGCTGGTGGTATCGACGCCTTCAGCCGCGAAGGTGCCGATTTCGGAGTCGACCACGCGAGCCGGTCGACCGTTCAGCTTCGCCCAGGCGGAATCAATTACGATCACGTCGCCATCGGCCAGGCCGTGGGCGGCAGCGGTCAGCACCGGAGGCTTGGCGTTAGTGATGACAGTAAAGGGTTTCGGCGCACCGAAAGTAGCAGCGATCTCGAACGTAGTGCCGTTGGGAATCTTGACGCTCATGGGTTTTCCTCTTTGCAGAAATGACAGAACCCGCTCAATGGCGGGTTCTGGGTTTGCCCAACGGGCTAATTCAGTTGGTGTCGGCTCGGTACAAGAACGAAACCGGCACAGTGAAGGTCGTGTCGTCTGGAATGCCGGGGCCCGGGTCAACTGGTGTCATCGTCACGACGGTCAGCGCACCCTTGGTGTTCCGCTCGTACAGCGGGAACAACACGGCGATCTGGTCGGCCAGTGCACCAGCCGCGCCACGGTACTTGCCCGATGGCGTCACGATGCTGACCTGAAACACGCCGGTGTACAGCTTGTGGTCACCGCCGAGCGTGTTGCTCGCGGTGTCCGCTGGCAGCGTGAACGCTTTGAGGAAGGTCGCGCCGTTCACAGGTGTATAGGCCTCGTTCTCGACGACGACCTTTAGCGGTACCGGCAAGGCTTTCGCCCAGTTGATCAGCTTGGCCTCATAGATCGAGGCGATGATGTTGTGGCTCATATCTGGTTGTTCCTGATGGCCTCCTGCACGATCTGCTGGAAGCGGGCCACGGTGATGCGGACCATGCCACCCGGCGCCTGGTTCGAATGCCCGAACTCGAGCGGGATGGCGTACGGCAGGTTGTTAATGAGGTAGGCAGTCTGGCCGGCGGTGAAGTCGCTGACTGCCGAGACCAGTGCAGCAATCGTCTCCTGGCCGCTCGGGTCGACCTCGTCAAAGGTAACGTTCTCAACCACATCGATCGACAGGTGCCAATTCGCTCGGAACCTCCCGCCGACGTAATCCTTGCCGGCGACCAGACCGTTCACGTTGAAGTTCTGGTCCCGCTCGGTTTTGGTCAGCGGCTTGGCGTACTTTACGTTGCGCTTCAGCTTGCCAGCCTTGGTGAAATTGCTCGGAGTCAGTGCGGTGATGACGTTTCTGACTTCAACATGATCGTCATAAGCGTCGGCCAAGGCCTTGTTGCCGGCCCGGTGAGCGACGTTCGCCGCCCAGATCTCAGGGTTTCCCACTGGAGACATGCGGATGACGCTGCTACCGACCTCAATGATGATCTCACGCAGACTGGCGTCGATGGCTTCAGTAGCCCGGGCTGCGAACTCGGCGAGACTCAAGGCGAAGCTGCCGGACTGGCCGGCGTCGGCGCGGCTCACGATCGAACCTGCAATTCGTACAGGATCGGCGTGCCGGCTGGGTTGATCTCTTTCAGCGGCGGAACGATTGACCAGGTGCGACCTTGAACGATGACCTTGTTCAACAAATCCGGCACCCACGCAAGCCCCTGCGCGGCGATCTTGAGCTTCTTGTCGCCCTGCTTGATGAGGCTGTTGTTCTGGAATTCTTGACCGGTGAAGTCGAGCAGGATGCCTTGGGCGGTCTGCTCGATGATGGTGTCAGATGGCGCACTACCGGCGTCCGGATCGTACTCGCCGACGGTGATTGCCCGGATGATCACGGGCTGGCCGAACTCTGTGATCATCTCCAGAGCCATCACGGCCATTTCGTCGTAGAAGGCCATGGAGGCTCCGAAGTTTATCTGGATCGTCGGTTATTAGTTTTCGCGAGCGCGACGTAATTTCAGGAGACCGTCAGCAATTTCAGCCGCCTGTTTCTCGAGAGACTTCGGCTTAGGTATGGGTCCGGATCCATACCAGCTAGCCAGAAAAGCTTGGCTTTGATCCTTTCTTGAGGATTTAGGCGCAGGCGCCATCAATTCAATGAGAGCTGTCTTCGCATAACCATCCCATGCAACCCTCTCTTCGTCCGATTTGAACTTCATACACGACTCCTCTAATTAGAGGCGCAAAGCTATCACTAGGCCCGAACAGCAAACAAGCCGCGCCTCTGCAAGTAATCCGCAAACTGCGTGGCACTCGGCCGATCAGGCGCCGCCGGTAACAGTCGGCCGCTGGTGTTGGAAATCGTCGCGTATTCGCGAGTTACCGCGCCTTCGACTCGCTCCAGGGTGATTGCGCCTTTGCGCTTCTCCACCGGATCGATGTCGTCCTGATGAATCTCGGCGGCCAGCGCCATCTGGCCGTATTGAATGCGCGCCGGCAGGTAGTTGTCGGGCTTGATCTGGCAGTCCAGCTCAACCCCTCGGCGCGGCCAGGCTAAAGCCTGATCGCTGTCCATTTTGCGCCCCTTCCAAGTCATGCCATCCATCGCCAAGGCGGACCGGCGAAGCAGTGCTTCCTGTGCTGGCTCGTCCGCAGGGATGGTCACGCCAAACTTGCCGGCGTACATGACCAGGTCCGCGGCGCTCGCGTAGCTTTCGGCGTCTGGCTTGCCGGTGCCGTCCTCGATGATGAGTGTCATGGATCAACTCGCTGGATTGAGTTTTGAATGATTGGCCGTCGGGTAACCGGTAGCCAGCAGTATCACGCCTTGGGCATATCAGCGACGAGCTTTTCCAAGGATTCTTTCGAGGCGTTGGCCCGGTAAGTCACGCCAGCAGCGTCGAGTTTAACCTTCAGGGCTTCGACTTCCATGCCCTCGCCCGCCTTCAGCTCAGCGAGCTCGTTGCGCAGCGTCTCGTTTTCCACTGCGAGATCATCGCGTGCACCAGCCAGCTCAGCCATCTGAAGACGGATAGCGTCGAGCGAATGAAACAGGCGGATTGCGAGCTCGCCGGCTCCCGGCTTTTCAATTTCGCCAGCCTCAAGCCCATCAATGACAGCGCGGACCGTATCGCTTTCGGCGCGCAGCTTGCCGATCAGCTCTTCCAGTTCAGCCTGGTTACTACCAGCACCCGCAACCAGCACAAGGCGTTGTTCGACTTCCTTCAGCGTCACTTCGACGCCGACATTCTCGTAGGCATCAACCACGTTTAGCCAGTCGCCAACCACAACAACACCGGTCACGCCCGCTTCTGGTCGCTCGAAGTGCTCTGGGTTGCGATAGCGCTTTTCCGGATCAAAGCCGGAGCTTTGAGTGGAATAGATAAGTTCCATGAATATCTCCAAGGCGACCATTGCAGGCCGCCCGCGATGATTGAGCCAATTAAGGCGCGGACAGATCGATCAGGACACCGGCCGTGACCTTGTCGCTAGTCGCGTACTTGGACCAGTTGGCACCGGCACCAATAGCTGCCAGGTTGGGGTTGATACCACCAGTCGAGTCTTTCCAGCTGTAGCCGAGCAGGTCCATGTTGAAGGTGCCTTCGGCGCGGAACCCCATCGCCAAGTTTTCCTGGTTGTCGATGTTGTAGGAACGGAAACCCGGAGCCTGAGACTCGGTGATCTTCACTGCACCGGCCTGCAACCCGAAAATGGTCTCGGCCGGGATGGTGTCGGACACCAAAACGGGTTTGCCCATCGTGCCCGGCTGACCGCCGTAGATGACCACGCCCGCCTCTTCGTAGACCTTCTCAGTGATGGCCTGGTCGACCATATCGAAGTAGGTCGCCGAGTCCATGGTCCACAGCGCGATGCGGCCGAAGCGGTCACCGAACTTGCGCATGCCTTTGGTCAGCGCCTTCTTGCCGTCGGTGGCGAAGCTGGCTGTGGCGACCATGTTGGCGTTCGCACCGATGGAAGCCTTCAGGGCGGCCATGGCGTATTGGATGTAGCCCTCGAGTACCGCGTCGGCATAGTCCTGGCCGACCAGCTCGGAAAACTCTTCCGGCGAGCGCGCGCGGCGCTTGAACGCCTCTTCGGTGGTTTCGTAAGGACCGTATTTGAACGGCACCTTCACGCCAACCATCTCGCCGGAACCGATCTTCTGGCCGGCAATGGTGGCAACCGAGTTCACATCACGGTGAGCGATCGAGCCGCCGAGCTTGTAGAAAGCACGCTTGCGCAGGTCGCCCTCGATCAGCTCGTTGTCGAGGATGATGGCGCCATTGGACGAGCCGTTGAAGATGTCCATTACGTCCTGGATGCGCTCCAGGTAAGCGGTTTGGGCAAGATCGTTATAAACGATCATGTCCGAGTTGACGGTAGTCGCCATGGGTTACTCCATTATTTAGGCAATTTCAGGTACGCATCCTGGCCGTTGGCAGTGATGAACTCACGCTTAGCTACGGACGTCATTTCAGAGCGTTTCAAAGCGGCCCCACCGCCATTTCCAGCACCCCCGGCCCCGCCGCCAGATGCTTTGCTACCCGCAATCAACGGCGCGAACGCCGTGTTGTTTGCAAATTCTGCTTTCAGCTCGTCCAGCGTGGATGCGGAGAGCTTGCCCTGCTTGTCGAGCACGACAACCACAGGCTTCCCGTCGCGCTGTTCGACACTCAAGCGGCGCTCGATATGAGGCAACAGGGCTTCTGCGCTGCCCGGGATTGCCAGGGCAGACGCGATATCAGTAGCGGTACGACCCACGGTCAGATCTCGGATCTGAGTGCTCAGCGTTCCACGCTCCTGCTCCAGCATGCCGTTCAGCTCAGCTTCGCGGCGGGTGTACTTTTCGGACCAGGACTTTTCGAGCTCTTCGACGTTGCCGGACTTGCGAGCAGCTTCTTCGCGCTCGAGACGAGCCTGATCCTCGGCGTCCTTGCGAGCTTTCTCGGCGGCTTTCTTCTCACCGAGCAGTTCTTCAACCTTCGACTTCAGGCCGGACACGTCTTCTGGTTGCGGCAGGCCTTCAATACCGAGGACAAACTTGCCGTCCTTCTCGACGTAGAGCGTTTTAACGGAGTCATCGACGCCATCCAGAGTGTCCAGCAGATACTTCAAGCCCATTTGTTTGTCTCCCGGAGACGATTTGCAGGCCCTGCCCGCAGATATGAAAAAGCCCCGTCATTGACGAGGCCGATGTAAGTCGTAGGCATAAAAAAACCCCAGCGGATGCCAGGGTTTTGTGTTGCGTCACTGCCCAGAATCGGGCCAGCTAAAACCTCGTCTTCAATCCGCGATGAATTGGTACGCGAAAAGAGGATGGATTTCTGGGTTGCTGACAATTTCAGCTTTTTGCAGTTTTTTCTCACCAGACTCGATGGCGTCTGCCAGCGCTCTTAGCTGAGTCACAGCATGCTGTGTGATGTTGATTCTGATTTCGGAGTTAGGGTTCGCTCCGATCACTGCTGCCAGTTCTTCAGCGGATACCTTGCTTGCATCAATATTTACGTCCACATGATTCTCCTTTTATGGAGCGCGGAGTCTATGAATATCACAATGCCAGCACAACTCTTTCTGCCGTCCCTTTTTCCCTACTTAATGCCCGCCCGCCCGAACGCCAGAGGCTCAAGAGCCTTCATTTGCTTCAGTGTCAGCGGCGCAAAGTTGCGATCAAGCTGCAGCTCGGAGAATCGTTCGATGGTCAGGCCGCCTTCGCGAAAGAGCTTCGCGCGGACCGGGCCAATGGCCTTGTCCTGAAACGCCGCCGGCTGCTGCTTGAGCCAGTCGTAATAGCTGAGGTCCGCCCTGACCTGCTGGGCGCCGCCATCACCGATGGAGGCGCGCGTGGCGTCCTTGGCGAACAGCGCGCTGAAGCGAGTGACCGCCACCACCGTCGAGCGGCAATTGATGTGAATCGGCGGCCTCGGTCCTTCCGTCAATTTGAAGCGCTGCTTGTCGAGCGACCGGCACTGGCTGGTGGTCTTCGTATCAAGGGTGCTGACCCACTCCACCGCCTGCACGACATCGGAATTCTCTTTCAGCGTCTCCATACGTGCTTGGGTGGCGACGTGCTGAACCGCCGTTCGCACCACGGCACCAGCGTTCCGGTTGGTCGTGGCCAGAATACCGTCGTTGTACTGGAGCGCCTTGGTACCGCGAATGTTCTTGATGATCTGGAAGTTGGTTTGGCCTTCGAAGAAGCCCTGCCGGATCGCACCTGTGAGGCGTTGCCGCTCGGTGGCGGTGAAGCCATCAATGAACGTCTTGAGCAGTTTGCCGCCGTCAGCACCTCGCACGCTGAGCGGGTTGCCGAGGATTGCCGTCCTGATTGCAGCAGCACCTGGCACCGCCGCATCAAACGAGACGCCCACCGGTGCCGCCCGGGTCAGGCTGGTCGCTTCAAACTCGGCCTCATAGTTGGCGATGTCGATCAGGTCGAGGTTCAGCTTGTCGCTGTAGCGGTTGAAGATGCCCAGCAGAAGGCTGTCCACTTCACTCAGCAACCGCTCCAGCCTGACGATGGTGTAATCCGTCAGGTCAGTCCGGGTCAGCCGCTCACGAATCGAGCGGTCAATCTCCTTGAGGAAAGGTCCGAATTTGGCGACCTCCCCCGACTTCAACTGCTCGAGGAAAACGGCGTGCCGAATCGTGGCATCAAGGATTGCCTGGTTGGCTGCCATTCGGAACTACCTCGGTGTCGTCCAGGGCAGGCCCAGGGCTTTCGGTTTCCAGTTCGTCGCGGATCTGGTCGTCTGTCTTCTCGGGATCGATCACCCCGCGATCGCGCAGGTACTGCCAGAAATCGCCCGCCGGCAGCTTGCCGCCCTGCACTGCATTGAACAGTGCGGAAAGGATCGTTGCGTCCAGGGTGATCTGGCTGAAGTCCTGATTGAGCTTGTAGAGGGTTTCGCCGGGAGCGCTCACGAACTCCGCCATCCAGACCAGGCACTGGCTGTAGGCCTCGCTGACGTTACTCACCACCAGCGAAAGAACGCTGTGCTCCGCGGCGCTGTCGTTGTCGGCCTGAGTCGCGGTCTTCACCGCGCTGCCGCGCTCAATCAGTCGGGCGCCGAGCGACACCATGTCCTCTTTCTTGCCGTCCATTGCCTCTTTGGCCACGGTGTTCGGTTGAGCCTGCCAGACGCCACACGAACCATTGACCGGAAGCAGCCAAGGCGCACGGGAGCCGAGGAAGATGCCACCCTTCTCCATGTGATCGCGCCACTGCTCATCAAGGCCGGCCATCCATGGCTGAGGCTGGCCCACCAGGTAGGCCGCCTCTTCGTAGTCAGCACTGTTACGGTAATGGCCAATGTTGACTTCAGCCATATCGTACAGCGGCGAGTCGTCGATGCTGGTGTCGTTGTTCTCGCTGCCCAGGAATTGGAACGGGATCACGCGCCACGGTTGGCCGAGGCCATTCAGTGGAGTGAAGGGCGCGATGGTCATTGCCGTTTGGCTGGAACCCTCTTCCCACACCTCCTGCGTGTAGACGCCGGCGGCATCCAGGCGCAGCACCCGGTATTGAACAACCTGCTCGCTACCAAAGCCGTCGTCGGTGTCGACATCGACCGTCTCGCGCAGAACGACAAGGCACAGCAGATGCAGGCCGCCGACTTGGCGCGTCTTCCAATTGATGATCGCCTCGGCCGGATAGCTGGCGATGTTCGCCCGGGCCCGACCTGCTTGTTCGTCTGCCTTGCTCACCGAGCCGGCCACGACGGCCGCGTAATCCACCAGAAGCCCGTGACGGCCGACTTCGAGCAGGTGCCCGATGACCGATTGCGACTGCTGGTAGATGCTGACGCCCTGCCCGTCGATGTCCTTCGATACGTAGTCGAGAGCGCCGGGAACGGTCAGCGTCGGCCAGGTGCGGAACACCGCCCCAACCAGACTGTGCTTCGTCCGACCCGTGGCGTTGTAGAACACGGCGCGCTTTTTGTACGCGTCGTAACGATCCTTGTTGTCCTGGCTGGTGTCCGATGCATTCGGCCGCGGCAGATAATAATCACCGGCAGCCTTGATGGTTTCCGAGCCTTTGCAGACGTCGCGCACCAAGCGCCAGCGGTATCGCGCCGCTGTGTACTCGGGGCGGGTAAAAGTGACGTCCGTCATCGGGCGACTCCCATTTTCATTGAGGTGACCGGTTTAATGATCGGGTACTCGCGATGGATGAAGTAACCGCCGCCATCGTTGGCGTGGTCGTTCCCTTGGCTCTTGTCCGGCTCCCCGTTGGGCGCCCAGATTTGCTGTTCGAGGCCGTCGGCATAGGTCGGGCATGTGAACGGGTTGACCAGGTAACGCCGCTCACCCTGCGCGTTGCAGAACATGGCGTTCATGGCGTTGATCCGATCCTTGACTGGCGGGTTAGCCGCCGGCGCGATGACTGTGAAGCCCGCCTGCTTGAGCATGGCGATATCGGTGACGCTGGCGTTGACCGACTTGCGCGAATCACCAGATGCGTCCGGGTAAATCCGGATCTCGCAGGTCTTCTTGTAGTCGTTGCCGGTGTGCTCCCAGTAGCGCTCCTTGATGCGGCGGATCATGTCCGGCGTGTCGTAGCCATCCATCAACTCATCGACTGCACGGGGCAGACCCTGATCGCGTTTGACATGAGTGATCGCCGCCATCTTGCCTACGTTGAAGTCCATGCCGATGAACAGGGGCTCGCCCGGCTGCACAGTGTCGAAGCACTGATTCAGCTTGCGGTCGTAGGCGTGGTAGATCGAGCCAGACGTCAGGTTGACGAACTGGCCGTTGAGATAAGCCCGGATCAGCTGCTCGGGGTACGACTCCATCAGCGAAGAGATGTAGTCGTCGGGCAGATTCAGTTCGTTGTCGAACGTGCTCGCCTGCACAAGGCCGTACATCTCGTTCAGCTTCGGCTTATCGCGAAGCTGCTTCACGAACTGCAAGAAGACGAACTTGAATCCTTCCGGTGTCGTGGTTACGTCAACACCGTTCTTCAACCCCGGCAGGTTGTAGCGCATCCGGGCAATGATCTTGCGCCAAGCCTGCTGAGCCTTAATCGACGTCAGCACGTCCAGCTCATCCACTAGGGCGTGACCGATCTTGAAGCCTACGATGGTCTGCGGTTTTTCCATCGACCGGCAAATCACAGTGCCGCGATACTGCCGGCCGCTGTAAATGTGAACCTCATGGTTCGCCTGATTGATCTTGGTCTTCAGCCCCCAGTCATAGGCCACCTCATCCATGGTCGGATAAAAGATGTCCCGGATCTGCGGGTAAGTCGGTGCGAAGTAACCAGCGTTGACGCCGGGCCACTCCATGAAGTGCTTGCACAGCGCGGAGCATCCCACCCAGGTCTTTCCTGAGCCGAACCCTGCAACGAATGCGCGGAATTTGTGAGGCAGCGTGAGGAAGTGAGCCTGCGGAACATTAAGGCTCGGCATTCGGCTTCCTCGCATCCACCACATCTACTTGAATGCGGGCCGGGATTGCCGGCTCGTCGTCCGGCTCGTCTTTGCGGTGGCGGTTGACGTACATGTCGCCGGTTTCTTTCGCGGCCTGCTCCAGAATCTGCATGGCCAGGCCGATGTTCTTCATCGTCTCAGCCTTCTCCACGAAGCGGTTCATAGCGCGGAGCCGGAAGGCACGGTTGGCGATCGGGATCTCAGCAGTCTCTTCGCGGAAGCGCTTGCGCGTGTCGTGGAACAGGGTTTGCCACTTCAATGCCAGCCCCTTGCCGGACGTCTTGGTTGGGTCGTGTGTTTCCACCTGTTGGCGGCTCAACACAACGCCGAATTCGTTCTTGACGGATTCAACCACCTGAGAAGGTGTGTCAAAGCACGCCAGAGCCTGAACGATGAAGCTCTTCACCTCATTTTTCAGGGCTGCCATAAGTTCTCATCCGTCCAGAGCCTGTCCAGAATCAGGCCGACTTGAGCAGACAGGTTCCGCAGGCCCTCGATATGTTCAATTTCCCCACCTCAGCAGGTTTGTTTGCAGCATCCACCAACGCTTGAACGTCAGGGCTCGCACCGTAGCGGCGGACTACACCGACGAACTCTTCGACATCGTGGCCACGCATCTCAAGCTTGGGCAATCCTTCCCGTGTGAACTTGGGTGCGCCGTACTGATCTTTGGCCTGGGCAATGTGATAGAGCTCATGCTCGACCAGCGCGCAGAAGTCAGCGTCGGAACACTGGGCGCAGTAGTCGGCAGCCAGAGTGATAATGTAAGCCGGCACATCGCCGAACCAATCTACCATCTGCTGCTCCATCCGAGCCTTCTGCCAGCCACCAGCGCGGAACGCTACCTGTTCAGTCTGGCCGAGGACTGTGCGGCCCTGCTTCTCGAAACTTGACGACGCCCACATGATCCGGATGTCTGCATCCAGTAGATGGGCATGGTCTTCGTTGTGGATGCTGCCGGTGTCAGCGAGGATCTCGGCTTGGAACCACTCCCAAACTTCAGGAGCTGGAGTCAGCCGGATGCCGAAGCCGGATAGCTCGGAAATCTCAAGCAGCTCCGCCGGAGGTAATGGCCTTTCCATGAATTCTCCACGGCAAGAGCTTGGCGATTAACACCTGCAACCATTAGTAAGTCGCCAGTACTTTCGTCATAACGTAGACAACGAAGCCAAGCATCAAGGTCCAATTTCTCAATCGATAGTAGGCTTCAGTACGGGCAGCTACTCTCTCCAGCTCCTCCCTAGCCAAGCCTGCTTCAAACAGTCTATTCGTCTCATGAAGATGAAGAAAATTGCTATTCGCCCTGCGTGCCCTCAATACAACTTCGATTCGCTTGAATCCAAAAAATGAACTCATGCCCAAGATAAAAAGCGAGCAAAGGAATAGCGTCGAAACGTTCATTCCAACATGGCCGTAAGGAATCGTTTGCCCTAGGTAAGCGCAGCCGGCCAGTGTCGCCCCCAACACGAAGCGATCAAACTGCCCCATTTCTTCGCTGTGGCTTTGATGCACCAAGACACTTCGCTGATCCGTTCCCATATCCGTCTTCCATTAGGTTAGGCAGTATTGCCCTCGCTATATCTTACGGCACTCAAGCGTCAACCTATGCGCGGCACTCCGCTGTGGCACACCTACCCTTCCGCGTCTTCCAGAATGATTTCGATCAGCTTCTGTTCGCCCAACCGGAACAGCGCAAGCGACTGCATGTCGTCAGCCATAGGGCCAAACCCGAACACATCGATGCGACCGCTCTCGGTACGCATGCCGATCACACCGACCGAGCAGGCTTCACGCTCGCCCGACTCAAGGTCATCGGCGATCTTGCGCAGTGACCGGACGGTGTCACGCCACCCCTCACGCTTAAACTCCAGAACCTTGATGGTCATTCAGCTAACCATGATCGCGGTCTGCGAATGAGCCTGGCCATGAAGCAATGCAACGACCAGCCCCTGCGGCATTCCGGCAGCCTTGGCGTCATCAATAGCCTTGCGCAGGCTCTCGTCCATTTCGTTGATCGCTTTCTCGATCGCCGGACTCAGTGGCAATGCGTGATGCAGTCGGGTGATGTTGGTCATACTCACTCCAATGTCGCGACACAATTTGCTAATTCGCGAAACGTGTCGCGGATTACCTGTTCTTCTGTGCAGCCAAGTAGGCAGCCTCACACGCAAAGCCCGCTATTCGGCTTCGATCAAGCGCTGCTGCCAGGCTTCCCGCTGTTTCGTCAGCGCTTCTACGCAGGTCGGCGAGCAGAACGGTAAGGTCGGCTCTTGCCTTGCCTCCGCTGGCAACCTCGGCAGTACAGGACTTTCGGGCGGCGATGAGGTCGGTGATTTGCTGCTGCAGGCTGCGAGCGCGGCCATCAGCAATAGCGACGGCAGCCGTAACGTGTTCAGCCTTGGCTTTCGCATCGTCGGAGACTCGGTTGATGTCATCAGTGATTTGGCGCTGCAGGCGCAGCGTGTTGCCGAGGGAAGTCACCCGAGCATTGGCCGTGTCTCGCTCGGCCACTACGAGTGCGCGATCAGCCTTCACGCTATCCAATCGCCATGAGAGGTAGCCGATGGATGCCAGCAAAGCCAGGACAACCCACAACCACATCGGGACCATCCGAAGAAGAGTCATGGGGTCTTCCTCTCCGATGCCTTGCCAACCTTGTCGCAGGTCATGCAGTGCTCACAGTTCAGCGCTCGGCAGAGCCAGGCTTTCACCGGCTGCCAGTACGTGACCATGAAGATGTGGCGGGCGCCGGCAAGAGCCAAGGACACATGCAGCGTCAGCCCAGCTGTGGTCGGGCCGAAGAAGATGTTCTGGCTCCGAACCATCACCACGAAACCACTGATGGCGATCGTCGAGTAGATCAGCTTGCCGAGGATGCCGTCCCTCACCTTCCCGCTCAGTACACACCAGGTCGCCCACAACGAAATCAGGCCGACCGCGATGGAGTTGATCAATTCGTAGTTCATGGTGGATTGCCTCCCCCGAACCGCTGGCGGATGAATGCCCAGAGGTCAGCGGCTTTAATGGCCCGGGTGATTGCCGCGATCAGCGATCCGCCGAAGGTGCCGAGCAAGAAACCAATACCGGCAACGCTGCGAGGCTCGACCACACCCAAGTAGGTGCTGACCAATCCTGTCAGGTAGTGAGCGCAGGCAGCACCCGAGAAAATGAAGATCACCCAGGCTTTCCGGTCTACCAGGTCGTCCCGGTGCCACCAGCTCGCAGCGATTGCCCCAAGCAGTCCAGCGGTGAACCATGTATCCAACCTGTCGAGCAGGCGGTAGAGAAGCTCCATGCGCTCGACTCCGTTGGCATGACGTGAATTGAATCAGCCCCAGCAGCACTCCCAGCTCAGAGCGATGGGTGTGGTGGAGCCGAAATCGAGTAGGAGGCGGCTTCACAGCCGCCGTCCTCTCACACCACCGTACGTACGGATCCGTATACGGCGGTTCAAGTTATGCGATTAAGCCGAGTTATCGTATCCAGTATTGAGACC